TGACAGCGATCGATTCGTGCGGCAGGCAGTCAACGTACAGCTGACCCGCAAAAAGATAACGCAACGAGAACTCGCAAAACAGGTAGGCGTCTCATACTCGTACATCAACGGCCTACTCCACCAAGGAACGTGGAGCATTTCAGTCATGGACAAAGTAGCCTCGGCTCTCGGACTATCAAACGCATTCGAGCTAATGGCGCTCGCGAAGAACGAGCGTGAGCTTTCAGCTCAGGAGGTGGCAGCGTGATGAGCGGCAGGCTCGATGCGGGCTTCTGGTCTGCGGCGCAGGTCTCGGAGTATTTCAACGGGCGTCCGACGGTCGGCACGCTCAACACATGGCGGACGCTCGGACGCGGCCCCCGATTCGTGAAGCTCGGGGTGAAGCCTGCGGGCTGTAAAAGGGATACGCGACCGGTCATGTACCCGGTCAGCGAGGTCATGGCGTGGGCCATAAGCAACAAGCTTCAGCACCAGACGGAGGCCGCATGATGGACTGGATCAAATACTTCTGGCTCGTTTTGGGCGACGCGATGGTGGTCGTGTTCATGATCAGCACCATGTGGGTGCTGGCGGGATTGCAACATGGCGTATTCGGCGTGCTGCAGTACGCGGCCATGGTCGGCTCGCTCGCCATCGGCATATTGTGCTTCCACCGGTGGGAGGCCTCCAATGCTCACGAGCAATGAAGTCAAAGAGCAGCGGTTCGCTACGTCGCGGTTCATGCATGAGGGGTACGACGCCGATCAGGTCGACGACTTTCTGGACGAGGTCGCCTCCACCATCGCGACCATGCACGTGGCCAACATCATGCTCGCCCGGGAGAACCAGCAGCTCAAAGAGTCACGCGGCGAGTAGCCGCGTCCGGGCGGGATGCATGGCTCGCCGCCGGAGACGCGGACGTGAGTATTCCCCGCTGTTCTGGCAGCCGGTTCGACCCCGGCCTCGCCCACGACATTTCAAGCCAACCAACGATAGGAGCAATTGATGGCATCTGATGATGATGGCCGCGAGGAGGGCACCAGCCTGTTCTCGTGGCCCTTGGACTCGGTGGGGATCCGGATGGGTGCGGGCGACCTGCTCGATAGCCTCCTGGACACAATCACCGAGCTGAACCATACGACGGCGTGGCCGCTGACCTTGTTGCCGCCGCGTCCACGCGACGTGATCGTGGATAGGGACAGGCGACAGGTGAGCGCCCTGTGCATGTGGAAGCGCAAGGAGGCCTCCAATGGCCGGTGAAACCACGATGACCATAATCGGGAACCTCACGGCTGATCCGGAGATCCGCACCACCAATGGCGGGCAGACCGTGGCGAACTTCACGATCGCCAGCACGCCCCGCAACTTCAACAAGGGCAGCAATCAGTGGGATGACGGGCCGACCCTGTTCATGCGGTGCAACGCGTGGCGCGACCTCGCCGATCACTGCGCGGCCAGCCTGTCCAAGGGCATGCGCGTGCTCGCGCAGGGCCGCTTGGCGCAGCGCTCGTATCAGGCGCAGGACGGGACGAACCGGACGGTGTGGGAGCTAACCGTGGACGAGATCGGGCCGTCATTGCGCTATGCGACCGCGCAGGTCACGCGCACCAACCACGCGGGCCCGACCGCGTACGGCAATCCGACCGCGCCCGCCCCGGCCGTCAAACCGGCGGCGAACGAGGCGGCGGCCACGGATCCGTGGAACCTGCCCGACGGCACGGACGAATACTAAACGGAAGGACACATGATGTCGAAGAAGAAGATGGTGCAGGACGCTTTGGTGCCGGACGAGATCACGCCCGTCATGCTCCTGCAATTGAGCAAGAAGGCCAGCAGCCTGAAGGACTGCGCGGCCGCGTTCCGAGTGAGCGTGGCGAGGATGCTCACCTCGCGGTCGAAGGAGGAGTACATCGCCAAGTACAAGAACATCGACGCGATCACCGAGGCCTTGTACGACGCGGACGACCTGGCCCAATTGATCATCGACGCGGGCTTCGCGATCGAGACCATGCTCGTCAAGCCCAGCAAAAGCCGTGAGCTGATCATGTTCGGCGATCTGCGGCGCAGCCTGAATTCGTTTGAAGGCTGGCACCTGAGCGTCGGCCAGGAAGGCAAGGACGACAGCGCGGGCGGTGCCACGGATGATGCCGATGAGCCGGATGACGCGGACAACCCTGATGCATCCGGCGATGGGGACGAGAGCGTGGATCCGGAGACTGGCGAGATCAAGGGGGACGAGTGATGGCGGCGCACAAGCATGGCCGGCAGGCATTGGAGCACGAACGGCAGCGCAACCGTCGCAGGCGGCGACCGCACACCATAACAATCAACATCAAAACCTACAGAACCAAGGAGCAGTGACCCGCATCAAGTGAGCATACAAATCGTAGACATACCCCTCAGGCAGCTCGTCCCGAATCCGGACAACCCCCGCACCGACGTGGGCGACGTGAGCGAGCTGGCCGCGAGCATCCAGGCGCAGGGCCTCAAGCAGGAGCTGCTCGTCACCCCCGCCGGCGCGGACGGCAACGGGGCGCCCCTGTATCGCATCGTGATCGGCCACCGCAGATTCGCCGCAGCCCAGCTGACAGGGCTCGAATACCTGCCGTGCAAGGTCGAGGAGATGACGGCCCGTCAGGAGCGGGAGATCATGCTGGTGGAGAACACGCAGCGCGCGGATCTGACGCCCATCGAGGAGGCCGACGGCTACCAAGGGCTTCTGGATCTCGGCGCCGGTGTCACGGAACTGGCAGGCAAGACGGGGCGGAGCGAATCGTTCGTTCGCCGCCGCCTGAAGATCGCCGCCATACCCAAGGAACTGCGCGGCAACTCCAAGACCTTCGCCCAGCTCTCATTGGCCGACCTGGACGCGATAGCCGAATTCTCTGACGACCCCGAAGCGCAGGAGCAGCTGCTCAAGGCCGCAGGCACCCATAACTTCAACTACACGCTGCAGAACCTGACGAATGAACGGTTCAGCCGGCGGTGGGACGAGCAGGCATACCAGTACTGCAGGGAGCACCATATCGAGGTCGTCGAGCTGGGCGGCCAATCGGCATTCAATCTGCAGCCCGACGGCTACCAGTGGCCCAGTGACATCCGGCGCGGCGACCCGTTCGGAGAGCAGTGGGAGCGGCTCATGAAGGATGCGGAGGGCGAGCCGTGGCTGGCGCACAACACGTACGGGTGGAGCATGAGCACCCCCAAGACCCAAGAGCAGCTCGAGCAGCACGCCAAAGACGAGGAGGAGCGCGAGCAGCGGCGCGCGCAGCGCAGCGAGGCTGAGGAGCGTCGCGACCGGTATGCGGCCGACAGCCTGGAATTGAGGAGCGCGTGGATGCGAAAACACCTCACGAGCCTGAAGGCCATCCCGCTGCGCGCCGCGTGCGCCCGCCTCGCGTTCCAATCGCTCACCGGCGAGGACGGGTTGCATGCCGTGAGCTTCTATGGCACGGAGAGCCGCGACCTGTGGGAGTCATACAACATGCTCGCCCCCGCTCCCCTGCCCGACAAGACCGAGGAAGCGGGCGATGAGTATTGGGCGGCGGAGGTCCTGCGGCGCAGCGAGCAGCCGGGAGCGCTCTTCCGCGAGCTGCTCGTGTTCCTGTGCGCGCATCTCGAGGCTCGCATCGAATGGGACGAACCCGCTGGCGTGGCCGTGGCCGACGAGTATTATGGCGTGCTCGAATCGCTGGGCTACCCGGTGAGCGACGCGGAGCGCGAGGCAGTGTACGGCGGCTTCCTGCCCCAGAAACCGGACGAGTCATGACGTGGTTCATGGTCGATGACGGGTTTTCCGATTCGGCGCAGGTTGACGACCTGTCCCTGGCCGCCGTCGGCCTCTGGGTCAAAGCGGGCAGCTGGGTCGGCCACCAGCGCCAGCGGTACGGCGACGAGTACGACGGCCTGTTCTCCATGCAGCGCGTCAAAGCGCTGGGCGGCTCGCCCAAGCTCGCCCAGGCGCTCGTGGACGCCAAGCTCTGGGAGCAGCGCAAGGACCATTACAAAGTCGTGGAATCGGCGACCACCTGCAAGTTCGCGGGCGGCAAGGAGCTCTCCGAAGCCCGCTCCAAGTCCGGCAAGGCTGGCGGCAAGGCCACGGCCGCCAAACGAAAAGCCAAGACCCAAGCAAAACGTCAAGCAAGTGCTACAGCAAAACCCCAAGCAAAAGCCGAAGCAAATGCTGTAGCAAATGCTCAAGCAATTGCTACAGCAAACGGTGAAGCAATTGCTGTAGCAAATGGTCAAGCAAAACCCCTAGCAAAATCGAAGCAAACCGGCAAGCAAACTTCAAGCAAAGGGAATCCTATACCGATACCTACTACCCATACCGATACCACCCCCTTGCATCCCCCCGCCGGAAACCGCGAACCAAGTGCCGTGATCGTGGCCGATGCCGAGGCCGGCGTCCTCGCGGACCCGTTCACGGCGGCGTGGAACGCCTACCCGCGCCATGCCGGCAGCCGCGAGACCGCCCACGACCGATGGCGTCAGGCCATCGCCGGGGCCGAGGGCATGCGCCAGGCCAGCGCCGAACAGCTCCTTGCCGCCGTGCTCCGGTACGCCAAGAGCCTCGAGGGCGACGCCCGGTACGCCCCCGGCATGGCCAAATGGCTCCAATCCGGCCAATACGCCGAATTCCTGCCCAAACAGGCCTCGAGGAGCTACGAGTGGGGCGGCATCACCCGCGAATGGATCCGCGAGCACATCACCCGCCATCTGCCGCCCGGCACCTTCACCGAAAGCCGGGAACAAGGCTTCTGGGCCGAGATCAAGACCGGCCGAGACCCGATCGAAGTAGCCACGGAAATCATCGAAACCATCAACGGAAGGAACCCAACATGACCAGCAACCACGAATCACCTGACACCGATACCAGCCGAAAACCCTGGCAACAGTCCGCGAACAGCCGCGATCTGCTGCTGTGGATGGACGTGGAGACCAGCGGCCTGGACCCCGACAAGCATTCCCTGCTCGAGGTCGAAATGCGCGTCACCAGCATGCAGGCCGACCTCTACGCGCGGCAGTCATGGCTCCTGCCCCTCGCGGACGGCATGCTGTTCAGCCGGTGGGCGCTCGAAACCCACGCTTCCAACGGACTGCTCGCCGACATGGCCAGCGCCGACAGGAGCATCGAACAGATCAGCGAGAGCATGCGGGGCTTCCTGTCCGTGTACGGGTCGTGGAGCCTGCACCCGGCGGGCAGCAGCGTGCATTTCGACATCGCGTTCCTCGAGGCCCAGCTCCTGCAGGTCACCCGGCTGCCCGGCATCCACCACCAGCGCATGGACCTCACCAGCCTCAGGCTCGCCATCGAAGCCATCGTCCCGGGCAGCTTCCACCGCATGGCCGAGGGCCTGCCCGAAACCGATCATCGGGCCGCGCACTGCCTGGACAGGGACATCGCCCTCTACCAGCGCATCGTCAGCCACTCGATGGCCGCTCCCAGCGGCAAGGGGAGGAAATGGAAATGAGAACACGAGAGCACAGCGGCCGCGTCCTCGCCGCCAGCACCGGACGCGCGCCCGCCATCACAGGCACCGGGCCAAGCCACTACCCGCAAGACCTGCTCGCTCTCGCTCTGGCCGACAGCGATGCGATCGAGGCGATGCGTCTGGGCCGGTACGACGTCGGGCGGGACGCTCCCGTCACGGATCCGGCGTCTCTCTACGGGGCGTCGCTGGGCGAGGGCTATTTCCAGGATCCCGTCGAACACCGCCGGTATCTGGACAGGCGCCGCTACTGGCGCAGGAAGAGCGAGCAGGAAGCATGACGAACGTATCCGAATCAGTGGATTGGGAGCACATGACCCCGGCCCGCCTGGACAGGCACCGCTTCATCGGCCAATTGAGGTCCGGGGCGATACTGGACAGCCACCTGCGCCAGCGCAAACAGAATCTCATGTGCGACGCGGACGACATCGTGACGGTCATGTACCGGCGAGCGGACGGGCGCATGAGGCTGAACCGCAGCTTCACGGCCATCAACGTATTGGAGGAGCAATCATGAGCAGCGAAATCGACGACAGGCTGCACGAGGAATCAGTGTGGAGTGCGAACGCCTACATAGACCACCTGCTGCACTCGCAGTACACCAGGCTGGATGGCGGGCTGCTGCGCAAGCCGGACGAATACCACGAGCACGGGCATCTGGTGGTGATCAACTCGTGCGCTCTCACAGAGATATTCATCGATGGGTACAGAGCGTTCTTCACCGAGCACTTCCCCGACTGGAAGATAAGGCAATCATGACCGTCAATAAGAACATATGGGACATCGACCATGAAGCGGTCATCAATGAGCGAAAAGACGCGGCCAGGCATGCGCTCGAGAGCGTGTCCACGTGGCATGCGCTGCTCGACACTGCCTTGACTGCGAACGGCGAGTCATGGGCCGATGTCGTGGGCCGGAATCCGGATGACGAGTCGGCGTACGCGTGTCTGATTCCTGTCGACTGGGACTCAGCGAACATCGGCATATGCCCGGAGACGCCGCATATCACCGTGTGGACGCATGAGCACATCTACAAAAGCAGCGAATACGACGGCATCTACCAGCTTGAATGCACTGACCGCAACCCGCCGGAAAGGAACAATCATGACCGATATGACCAAGACTGAGGCGCTCGCGGACCCGGATACGGTGATGCTGATTCGCAAGGACTTCAAAGTGAAGAGTTTGCAGGCGTTCGTGAATTTCTGCCAGGCGCAGGGGTGGGTGGAAGCCTTCATGCAGCCGACAGCTGATGGTGAGTGGCTGCGAGTCTATGTGCCAGGCGAAAAGGACAGCAGAGAGACGGTGACGGAATGACTGGTCTCATAGCATGTGACCTGCCGAAGATAGGGCGATTGAGCAGTGGCATAGCCAGATGCCCCGATTGCGGATTGTGGTGGCGCGTGAAATTCCACGGCGCACGTGACTGGACGGACTGCTACGTCGAGTGGAAGCAAGTCGGCTGGCTCAGACTCCACACGCAATACCGCAACGAATACAAACACTGGAAAGCAACGAAGGGACGGGAATCATGAACGCGTATGAGCGTTTCAAGACGGTATCAGACACCGTGGCTGACATGGTGCGGATAGCTGACGAACATGGCGGCGTACTCGATTTCAAAACGGCGCTCACGTATGTGAATGACAAGGGCGTGGAATTGTTCACGCTTGCGTCAGCTGAAGATAAAGACCGCCGGCAGCAATCATGTTCGGGAGCACGAGACCAAGGAATCCTGCAATGAAAGGTTTCACCTTGTCATGCATGAAGGTATTCCACTTGCCGGGGTCGCCGCTTTGCGACTGCGCTGAATACAGCGCGGCAAGAAGCCGTTCGATGGCTCGCTGCAGAACGAACTTGACCCCCTGCTTGTCCAGCTCTATGGCTGCCCTGGTTTCATTAATCAGTAGGTATACATACGCACGTAATTCCTTGGATATGGATACGTCGGAACTGATGAGCTGCTGCGCTGCGGTGAGAAGATCGTCAAGTTCTGGCCCTGCTGCTGCAGAATTCAAGCTCATGTCCAGCCAGTTGTCACGTACGTCACGTAAAAGAAATTCTGGCCCTGAGAGGATATTCACGGTTCTCACCCGCTCGAAAATAAAGTTATTCGCACTGACCGAATCACTTGCTACGAAAGAACGGTATAGGCAATTCCAGATATTCGGTATCTCAGATGAGTATTTATCAAATCGCGAGTACCCAAGCTGGGCGAGCAACGCTATCTCGCCTTCCACCTGTGCTAGTGCGTCTGACGCGGACGAAAGCGTGAACTTCTCACCCTCGATATCGGGATCCTTGCCAAAGAACCGAAGGAGATGCCCAGCCGCGTTATCAATTTCGTTGCTCATGGCACTGATTCTAGACTCCGAACGAATCGACACCCGACAATGAGCCAGCCAAGTCGTAAAACCTGCCAGCTGGTGGACGAGCGGGACGGCTACTGCTGCGTGCGCTGCGGCAAAAGCCTCTATTCAGCGCTCGCGTTCAGCCGCCATCATCGCCGCATGCGCTCGCACTCGTTCCCCGGCTTGCACAATCCCGGCAATGTCATCGACGTGTGCGGTTCCGGGGATACGGGATGTCACGGGTACATCCACGCCCACCCGGCCGAATCCTACGAGAAGGGATGGCTGGTGAGAGGCAACATCGGTGCTCTGCCCGTCGAAACGCCCATCCTGACCGCCCTTCACGGCTGGGTGCTCCTGGACGACCAAGGCAACTGGACGCCAACAGACGAACCAACAGAATCGGAGGAATCATGAAAGCGCACGAACTTGCGGAAAAGCTGGAGGAGCTGGAGATACGAGGCTACGGCGACTATCCCGTCATATTCAGCACGGAATACGGGGACGAGCAGATACACAACGCGGCGCTTGCGCCCGGCAACAAGGTCGAGCTTTCCTCGGAGGCGCTGCAATGAGGACCACCATCACTATCACCGGCGGCGAGGGGGAGAACGCGAACACGCTCATCGTCGTGCACCCCATGCCCGACACGCGCCGCAGGGAAGAGCAGACGACGCCGCCGACGGGAACGTACGGCCCCCGCCGAAACGAAAAGCTATACGCCGCTCGCCGACAGGCTGCAGGCCATGCAGGCCAAAGCATGGAGCGAGGGAGCACGCCACGCAATGGAACGCTGCTGCATACGCCAGCATCGGATCGACTCGTTCATCGCCACCCACAACCCGTACGGAGAGGGCAAGGAATGACCAGCCAGAGAAAGCGCGAGATGGTATTGCACTGGCATGAGCGCGACACCGACGACCAGACCATAGGCAGGCTGCTGGGCATGACCGTGCCCGAGGTGCAAGCCATCATCGCGAGCGCCGAGCATCCTGCCTCGTCTGAGAGCGCGATGCCGTTGTTCATCCAGCCTCCCATGCTTGGCGAGGGGACTGTATGATGTCAGCCTTCTGTCAGCGGTGCGGGGTTCCGGTCGAGGACGGGTGCTCCCTGTGTCCTGGGTGCGAGCTGCGTTTCGGCTTGCTGCTGTTCGGGATGGGTCTGGATGTGACGCCTTTGCATGACTCGCTTGACGCGACGCTGCATCCGGGCGGGCATTCGCCCACGCGCATCGTGCTCGCGGTGCCGCAGACGCCCATCAGGCTCGATGTGCTCGATCTCATCGATATTCTCGACAGTACCGGCAGCGAGCTGCTGCGCCGCTTGGACGGCGTGGACGCGCTGGATGCCACGGTTCACAGGCCGATGGGATTGCGCGATGCGCTGTTCCGGTGCGCCGCGCACCCGTATCTCGCCTCGCTCGCCGACGCCGGCATGTACATGGACGTGTTCGTCCGCCTCGCCGCCAAGATCGATCGAGTGCTCGAACCGCCCGAGCGGCGCAGGGAGATAGGCGTGTGCGAGCTGTGCGCCTCGCCGCTCACCGCCGGCGAGTCCGACCAGTTGGTCACATGCCCAGTCTGCAAGCGCGAGCAGAGCGTGCTCGCCGTCAAGCTCCACAGGCTGCACGCGCTATGCTTCGATACGAGCCAGTCCGCGAGCGCATCCCGGATCGCCAAGGCATTCACAGGCAGCGGCATACCGCTGCGGAGCAACACCATCAGCCATTGGGCATATCGCGGCAAGCTCGCGCCGGCCGGCAAGCAGGACGGCATGCCGCGGTACCTGTATTCCGACGTGTACAAGCTTGTCCTCGCGCCCAACACCGATGGCGGAGAAGCCCGCGCCATGCTCCGGAAAGCCCTGTTGCAGCGTATAGCAACGATTCTCGCCCGCCGACTGACGGAGTGATTCAGAGTTTATCGGCGTGTCGAGCTTGCATAATTATTGACTGTCCACGATTATTGCAGTGGGAGAAGTGGATGAAAAACCAAACTGCTCCTGATGATTCTCCTTCCTGTACCGCGTTAAAGCCCGAGCCGCATAAGCGACCCGGGCTTCACCGTATCCAAGAAAAAGCCAGGAGGCGAGCGCATGGCACGACGAGTCCGCACCCACACCCGACATTTCGAAGCGGAACGCAAAGCATTCTTCGCCCAGTGCCGTACTCGTCACGACGTGTGCTGGCTTTGCGGCATGCCCATCGACTACGAGGCACCGCAGAACACCACAGACGACAGCTACAACCTCGACCACCTCTACCCCGTGTCCAAGCGTCCCGACCTGCAGGAAGATCCCGCGGGCTTCCGCCCCTCGCACACCAGCTGCAACAATCTGCGCGGCAACCGCGACCCCGCCAAACCACTCGGCACGTTGAGCCGCCAATGGATCCAAGCCGCATAGGAGAGAACAACATGAAAGCTACAAGCGAGATCACCCGGCACATCACCATCACCGACGATGATGGCAACCGTATCGGCGAGGGAACCATCAGCATCCCCATCACCTACGGCAAGCCCGAGGCACATGGCGACGTCGTTCACGTTCCAATCATCACCGGTAACGCGTGCGAACCCGCGAACGGAGAACGCGTCTTCTCACGCGACAAGGTAATGCACTACAGGGTAGGGGCGGTAGAATCCTGAAACCGGCCAACAGCGACCCACTACCCGCGTGGTGGGGCGTCCTCTCTCCGATGGTTTTCTGATATTTTCGTGCGAATCGACCGACCGGCCTGCTTCCTTGCGTTTCTGCTCGTTATATGCGATTGATGCCTGGACGATTGACGGGAAGTGTTGGCATGGGTACTCGTTATGGGCGGCTCAGAACCGCTGTCGAGCGTTCCATACACGCGCTGAAGACCTCCGGCGATCTTGATCTGGAACGTCAAGCGGCGATGCTGTGCTCGGTGCGTTATCAGGCCGACATGATCGACTCCAGCAAGGGGCATGTCGGATACAACGATTGGCGGACGTTCAACTCGACGTGTTCGGCGCTCGGATTCGACCCAGTCAAGACCGCCACGGCGGCGGCCGCGGAGCCGGCGCAAGTCAATCCGCATAACGACATGCAGGAGTATCTTTCGAAATTCGGGTGAGGTGAGCCATGGCCACGGATTGCGTCATCGAAGGCGAGATGCGCGACCGGACTCATGGCATCACGACGCCCAGGGTGTTCACGCCCCCGCTGCGCCCGCTGGATAAGACCACGAGCAATGGGTATGCGGTCATCGCGTTCGCGACGATGGTTTTGCACGTGCACCTGTACCCGTGGCAGTGCTGGCTGCTGATCCACGCTTTGGAGCTGCTCGAGGACGGCTCCTACCGGTTCCGTCGCGTGATCGTCCTGGTCGCCCGGCAGAACGGCAAGACCACAACGATGGGCGTCCTGGCAGCGTGGTGGCTGTTCGTTGACTCGCAGCGTCATCCTGACAGGGTGCCGCCAATCAAATTCATGGTCGTGGGAGCCGCGCAGACGCTGGATAATGCGCGCGGCCCCTATGACACGGTGAAATCCTGGTGCAATCCGGATCCGGAGACGGATGAGGAATCGACGCTGGCGATCGACGCCCTGCAGCACATGGTGCAGAACATCCGCAACACGAACGGCGAGGAGGCGATCGTATGCAGGTCGAAAGCCAAGTACATTGTCCGCGCCGCGAACAACATCCGCTCCAAGTCCGCCGCTCGCGCCATGTTCGACGAATTGCGCGAGCAACACAACCATGACGGGTGGAATGCCGTGAGCCAGATAACCAAAGCCGTATGGAGCTCCCAACTATGGGGGATCTCAAACGCCGGCGACTATCGTAGCGTCGTGCTCGCCAAGCTCAAAGACACGGGGCGATCATTGGTCGCATCGTGGAATGAGTATGTGGAGACCGGGATTCGTTCGGCCGAGGAATGGGCGAACGGCGAGGACGCGTCATTCGGCTATTTCGAATGGTCGGCGATCGACGGCTGCGAACTGGACGATCTGGACGGCTTACGCCAGGCCAACCCGTCCATGGGCTACGGCCCCATGACCTACCAGACGCTCAAGGCCGATATCAACGGCATGACCGAAGCCTCCTACCGCACCGAAGTGCTATGCCAGTGGGTAACCGCCGACATCAAGCCCTACCTCGACCCCAAGCAGTGGAAGCACGGCATCGACGCGCATTCCATGATCCCCGACAGCAATCGCGTCGTATTGGGCATCGACACGTCGAGCGACCGATCCACCACATACATTTCCGCCGCCGGATTGCGTTCCGACGGGCTGCCTCATGTGGAGTGCATAGCCCGGCGTGACGGCATGCTGTGGGTGCCTAAATATTTGAAGCTGCTGCGTCAACAGTGGCCCGACATCCATGAGGCCGCGATCCAATCGAAAGGCTGCCCCGCCGTCGATTTCGTCGAGCCGCTGACCGAAGCAGGATGGACGGTCCACATGATCGAAGGATTCAAACTCGCCGCCGCGTGCGGACGATTCAAGGACCGAACGCGCGAGAACAAGCTGCGGCACCCGCCTCAGCCGGCGATCGAACAGCAGGTATCGGCCGCGATTACGAAACGCCTGGGCGAAGTCGAAGTGTGGAATCGGGCGAACAGCGCGATGCAGACCAGCGGCCTCATAGCCGAATCCAACGCCCTGTACACCCTCGAAACCAGCGACGGCGAACCCGAGAAACCCAAATACCAGCCCAGCATCGGCGTCAAAGTCAGATTCGCATAACCCGTGAAGGAGGCATGACATGGGATTGCTCGACCGCCTCCTGCACGGGCCGGCGCTCGCCAGCCTCCGCTCCTACGCCGACCCGGCCAACATGGGCGCCGCTCCCACGCCGGTCACGCCGGCGACCAGCCTGAGCAACGTGGACTCATGGCCGAGCGACATGCAGCTCGAGCAGAGCATGAACGGCCTGTACTGCCGCGAATACGCGGTGCGCACCGTGGTCGACTTCATCGTTCGCAACATCGCGTCCCTCCCGCTGAAGGTCTACAGGAAGGACGCCAACGGGGATCCGGTCGAAGTCGACTCGGGCAGCTTCCACCAGCTCATGAAACGGCCGAGCAGGATGCCCGGCGCGAGCCGCTACCGGTTCGTGCAGCGTCTGCTCGAAGACATGCTGCTCGAGGACAAGTGGCTGTGCATGCTCGGCCTGAACGCGGACGGCACATACAGCCTGCGCCGCATGCCGCCCGGCTCCTACCATCTGAGCGCCAACGCGTTCGGCGAGATCCAGCAGGTGCGCATCGACGGGCATGGCGTCATCCCCGACAAGACCTACCCGCTGCCCGACCCGCGCATCATCCTGGACATCGGCTACGTCTCCTCCCTGCAGTTCGGCTCCCCGGTCTCAAGCGTGCTGCAGCCATTGCTCGCCGAATCCCGCGCGCTCATGAGATACCGGGAGAACATCGCCAAAAACGGCGGGCAGATCCCCGGCTACGTATTCCGGCCCAAGGAAATGCCCTGGCCCAGCCAGGACGAATACGACGAATTCACGCAAGGCATGCGCAACTACACGCAGTCCGGAGGCCAGGCCGGCTTCATGCCCACGCTGAAGGACGGCATGGAGATCCGCGCCGTCGAGAACATCTTCAAACCCGTCGACATGAACGACCTCGAGGCCCGCACCAACATCAACATCGCCGTGGCCACCGCATTCCAGATCTCCCCGGAGAACATCGGATTCCGCACCGGCACCAACTCGAACATCGCCGCCTACAAGGAGAAGCTATGGAACGTCGAACTGCTGCCCTACATCACCGCCTTCGAAGAGGCATTGAACCTCACGCTCCCGGACGCCGTGGGCGAGCCTGACCGCTACGTCAAGGCCAACCTCGACAGCAAGCTGCGCGGCACGATGGAAACCCAGTACCAGGCGCTGTCCACCGCGACCGGCCGCCCGTTCATGACCACCAACTACGCGCGACGCCTCCTCGACATGCAGCCGGTCGACGGCGGCGACCAGCTCGTCACCCCCATGAACGTGGAGGCCGGCGGCCAGCCCAGCCCGCAGGACGGCGGCCGCACGCAGAACGCGCAGACAGGCAGCAGCCCCAACGGCAAGACCGGCGAAGCGCTCGCCATGTTCGACGAATTCAAACGCCTGCACCGATACGATGCAGGATTCCAGCATGAATGGGATGCGATGAAAGGACAATCCGATGAAATTTGACCATCTCAGCGTGCAGGCCAAGGAAGTCAAGACGCTGCCCAGCGAGGGAACCGGCATATTCTCCGGCTACGCCTCGACATGGGACCGCGACCTGTACGACGACCAGATCGTCAAAGGCGCATTCGCCGGCACGCTCGCCGACGACTTCCACGGCGACGGCTCCGGCATCCCGATCCACTGGCAGCACTCCGACGACACCCCCAACAGCATCATCGGCCAGACACTGAGCGCGCTCGAGGACGACCACGGGCTGCTCGTCACCGCCCAGCTCGACCTGGACATCCCCGAAGGCCAGCGCGCCTACGAGCTGCTGCAGCGCGGGCTCATCCACCAGATGAGCATCGGCTACATCCCCACGCAGACCGCCTTCGTGCAAACCGCGGGATCAGACGACCCGTGGGACGGCTACCGGGAGATACGCCAGATCAGACTCTTCGAGATATCCCTCGTGCAGATAGCCGCCAACCAGGGAGCCGAAGTGCTCGAAGTGAAGGCCGGCAGAGCGATCAGCGCATCCAACGAATCGAAGATCCGCAGCGCGCACGACGCGCTCGCCGACCTGCTCGACTCGATCAGCGAGACCCCGCAGGATCTCGACGAGAAATCCGGGAAGACCTCCGGCTCCGGGGAATCGGCCGGGGAAGCCGGACACAAGGATTTCGGCCCGTCGTGGGCCGATGAATATAAGGAACTCAGCGCCTTTTTCGCTGGCATCTAAGAAAGAAGAGGATCCGCATGAACATCGTGGAGCAACTCGCCGCCGAGAAGAAGGCGGCACTGGCCATCACCGACAAGGGGATGGAGAACATCACCGAAGACGAGCAGAACGAGCTCAAGGCCCATTACGAGGAGGCCAAGAAGCTCTCCGAGCGCATCAGCCTGTTCAAGTCCGTGAACGAGGATCTGGACAAGCTCGGCGCGCAGCCCAAGCAGGCTCCCAGTAAGGCGAAGAGCCTGGGCGAGCATTACGTGCAGGAGCTGCAGGCCAAGGGCCTGACAGTGCTGGAGACCAAGACCCGCCCGTTCCAGACCTCCGAGTTCAAGGCCGCGTCGGACACGCACGTGGTCGGCGGCGAGGCCGGCGCCTACGGGCCGGTCGTCACCGACATCGACCAGCAGGGCGTGTGGGGCTACGAGTACGCGCTGAGCGTCGCCAGCCTGTTCTCCTCCGGCTCCATCAGCGGCAACAGCATCAAGTACCCGGTGTACGGGGCGTTGGAAGGCGGCGCGAAGAACGTCAAGGAAGGCGCGCAGAAGCCACAGCTGCACCTGCCCGATCCGACGTGGATCGTCGACTCGCTCTCCGAGGTCGCCGCATACTGGAAGATCTCGGACGACATGGCCGAGGACTACCCCTACATAGTCAGCGAGATCCAGCAGCACGCCACCTACAACCTGCAATTGCAGGAGGAGCTGCAGCTGCTGTCCGGCAACGGCGCGAACGCCGACCTCAAGGGCGTCCTCAACCGGGGCGTCCAGTCGATCGCCAAGGGCGCGGACAGCGACCCCGACCGCATCTTCCACGCGACCACGCTGATCAACACCAAGACCGGCTTCCCCGCCGACGCGGTCGTCATCAACCCCGTCGACTACGAGGCCCTGCGCCTGCTCAAAGACGGCAACCAGCAGTACTACGGCGGCGGCTTCTTCGCCGGCCAGTACGGGCAGGGCGGCGTCATGCCCAACCCGGCATTGTGGGGGCTGCGCACCGTCGTCACCCCCAGTATCGCGGCAGGCACCGTGCTCGTGGGCGCGTTCAAGCCCGGCGGCATGGTGTTCCGCAAGGGCGGGCTGCGCGTCGAATCCACGAACTCGAACGAGAACGACTTCACGAACGACAAGATCACGTTCCGCGTCAAGGAGCGCCTCGGCCTGCAGGTCAAGTACCCGCAGGCGTTCGTGAGCGTCGCCCTGGGCGCGAAGACCGGGGCCTGATCCCTGGGAAGGAGGCCGACGACATGGCCGACACGGCGATCCCCGACATCATCCAGAACCCCGGGTCGTTCGACCCCGACGCCGCATTCTGGCTGAAAGCCGCCCAGTCGGCCATCCGCGCATACTGCGGATGGCACGTCACCCCCAACACGCGGCTCACCGGCGCATTGAACTGCCGGGGCGGCGCGGTGATCAGGCTGCCGGCACGCCATATCACCGCCATCGCATCCCTGACCGGCCGGGGCTGCAGGCCCATCCCGTACGCGTGCGACCCGGACACCGGCCTCGTGGAAAGCGCCGGCGCGCCATTCCCCATCGGAGTGGCTGCCGTCAGCTACGACATCATGGCCGGATACGACGAGTGCCCCGACGTGCAGGGCGTGCTCGTCACGGCCGCGCGCCGATACGCGTCGACCCCGAACGGGCTGGTGCGCAGCCAGAGCGTGAACGGCGCGTCGGTCAGCTACGACCCGACGTCGCTCATGCAGGAGGAGCGGCTCAGGCTCCTGCCGTACCGGCTGGCGGGACTGCCATGAGCCTAAGCGACTACATCGCCGGACCCGGCTTCCCCATGCCGCAATCCACCGCATTCACCAGGCTGCGCGCCACGGGAAAGCCCAGCGCGGCCAACCCCGAGCGCCTCGTCGAGGACTGGGCGCATCCCGAGGAGCTGCGCGTCACGGGATTCCTCGCGGCGTCGGCCAGCAGCCAGAGCACGCAGGACGACCGGCGCACCACCGTCAGCGGCGCCACCCTGACGCTCGCCGACCCGCATGCCGACGTGAAGCTCAACGACAGAATCAGAACCGATCCCGACGACGGCCGCCTGTGGCGCGTCACGGGATTCCCGTCCGCCGACCGCAACCCGTTCACCGGATGGCAGCCGACCAGGGAGATCGCATTGGAGGAGGTGGCCGGATAATGGCCAGAGCAGGACAGACCACAGTCAAATTCAACCAGAGCTACTTCGACAGGATCCTCAAGGACGCCGCAGTCGCGCAGATGACCATGGCCAAGGCCAACGAGGTATGCGCCCGCGCCAAGTCCACGGCCCCCGTGCTCACCGG